TTATCGCTGCCGCCTCAACCTTTTCCAAGCGTTATGCTTTTATGAACGCTTTTGGGATTTTGACAGGTGACGAAGACAAAAACGGCGAGGGGGTTGGGGTTGTTTCGGATGATGATATTGATAACGCTATTGCAAAACTTGATCAGTGTGGAACTGAAAAAGCATTATTGGAGGTTTGGTCGAAACTTTCAAAAGGACAGAAAGCTAATCAGCAAGTAAGACAACACGCCGCAGAAATAAAGGCGTTTATCATAAATGAGCAAAATTCACAAAATCAACCAGCGAAGTGAGGAATGGTTCGCAATCCGCAAGGGGAAAATGACTGCTAGTAGCGCACAATGTATCAGTGCTAACGGCAAAGGACTAGAAAGCTATATCATTTCCCTAATGGCTGAAAAGTATTCCAACAACACGGAGAAATACAGTAACGAGGATATGGAACGTGGAGTTGAACTAGAGCAAGCCGCACGAGAAACATACGAAATTGAGAAAGATAAGGTCGAGGAAGTCGGGTTTATAGAAATGGACGAATTTGTGGGTTGCAGTCCGGACGGATTGGTGGGGGAGGACGGAGGAATTGAGATAAAATGCCCGAATGACGTCAACTTCTTCAAACTGCTGGTGGATAGAGAGAAAGCCATTGATCCCAAATACTTGTGGCAGGTGCAGATGTGTTTGCTGGTATCGGGCAGGAAATGGTGGGATCTCGTATTTTATAACCCGAATTTTGATAAAAATATGCTGGTGTTCCGAATTACCCCGGATCTTTCCAGCCAAGAGAAACTCATTGTGGGCATAGAAAAGGGTAAGGTAATAATTAAAAATTTAGAACAAAAGTATGGAGAAAAAAATAACGCATAAAGAAATGGTTGCTATTTTTATAAAAACGTCAATGCTAACTGCCAATGAGTATATGGAACTTAGAAAAAAAACAATGTTCGATAAGCAAAACTGGATGTGGTTGCATATGGGAATGGTAGCTGCATTTACTTTTTGCGGATATTCAGAAAAGTTTATTGAAAAAGCATTGGAAGAAGCATTAGAAGCAATGAAGCCAATAATGAAAAAATAATAAATTAAAAAATATCAAGTAAAAAATATGGAAATTCAAGAATTTAGTCCGGCGAAAGCCGAAATCCAATCAGCAATCTTGGAAGTAGAGGGTTTGACTATCGGCGGAGTTGATGACGAAGCTGGATATGAGGCCGTAAAGGTCGGTAAGAAGCGTTTAGCCGATATGAGGATCAAGATAACCAAGTTCGGCAAAGAACAGCGTGAGGAGGCAATTAAGTGGCAAAAAGAGGTATTGAGGCAAGAGAAAGAACTTGTCGGAATGATTGATCCGGTGGAATCGAAACTAAAATCTGAAATGGATCGCATTGACGAAGAGAAAAAACGCATAGAAAGGGCGGTTTTGCTCCCAGCACGGACAAAATTATTGGAAGAATTAGGGATTAAGCTGCTAGACGCTGAAATACTCCGAATGGACGAGAAAGAGTTTTCCCTTTATTACACGGAGGAAAGGGTTAAATTCTTGGAAGAGAAAGACCGGATTGCCAAAGAAAAAGAGGCGGAAGCAAAGCGAGCAGAGGAACTGGAGCAAGCCAAAAAAGAGGCGGCGGAAAAGGCGGTAATCGAAGAAAGGGAACGAGCCGAGAAAGAAAAGCAAGCGGAACAGCAACGGATTATCAACGAGAACGCTCGAATAGCAAGAGAGGCGGTGGAGAAAGCTGAAAAAGAAAAGGCGGAGGAGGAAAAACTTGAAAAGAATAAAAAATATAAGAAATGGCTCGAAAAGAACGGAGTGGAGAATGATAATAAAACTTGGCTCATTCAAATTAGAAAAGGCAAACTAGAATTTCCATTTGATCCGGCCGGAAAGACCTTTGTTTTGTATAAAAGAATTGATGAAATAACAATATGAACAATCAATTTTATAACACAATCAACGAAACCGGCGATGAACTAAAGACCTCACGCGCGAAAGCGTGGGGTCAGGACGAAAAGGTTTTGGGGCTTTTCATAGAATATCCCGACGCAAAGTTTACTCCGTTTGAGGTTTTGGAGTTTCTAGCGCTAAAAAATACTCCGATAACTTCTATCCGGCGATCAATGAACAGTTTGACTAGGGACGGAAAACTGGAGAAAACCGGAGAGCAAAAAATGGGAAACTATGGAAAACGGAATTATTGTTGGAAACTAATTAAATAAAAACAATGGAAAAAAATATAAAAAATAAATGTGCGTGGTGCGGAGAAGATATACCTGGAACTGAAGAATACTACATAATCAATGGAAATGCTTGCAACGTATGCTTGGGTATATTCTCAAAAATGGTAAAGGGATTAAGGGGAGTTAAGAAGACTAAAAAGGGTAAACTTAGAGAATATAAAATCAGAGATTATACCAACGAAGAAAAGGATCAGATGATAAAAGACAGGATTGATTCAGTTAAAGTCGAACAATATGAACGAGAAAATTAAAGAGCGTGAATACAAAGTCGTTGTGAAGTTTAAAATAAAGGCTGAAACTGCCGAAAAAGGACTCGGACTGGTAAAGGAGGCTTTTAAAACTATGGGGCTGGATGTCGTGAGCGTGAAGAATGTGAGCGGACTAAGATCAGAAAATCAGAATAACGCTTTACACCTATGGCTTGATCAGATTGCAACGGAAGCCGAAAGAAGAGGATTGACTGTGGATATGTGGCTGAAACACCCTACTGAAATGAAGATAACCGAGAGTATGCTGAAAGATTCGTTCCGAGCGACCGGAGAAGTGATGTTCAAGAGAAAAAGCACCGCCGATCTGGAAAAGTTTGAGTTTTCAGAAGTCCAAAGATTGTTTGACAAGGCTGTTTTAGAAAGACTAGGGATAGACATTCCATTCCCTAACCTAGAACTTTTAATAGACAGAGATAATAATTTAACAAATAACAAAAATGAGCAAATTTGAAGTCAAAAATTCCACCAAGCCGAGTTTTGTAATTGAAGCGTCTGACTATTCCGATGCCTTAGAAATTGTGCTAGATATGGAGGGTTATAAGGTTTCAAAACTAAAGGAAGTTCGGGATAGGATTGAGGATTGGGCGTTGGCAATCAAGAAACACGAGGGATTCTTCCCCGGATCTGCCTCTTATCGGAATAATAACCCAGGAAACTTTCGCTGTTCTAATCTGGTAATGGGTGAGTTCGGAGCGAAAGAATGTGTAAATAACTTGGCCGTATTTGCTAGTTATGACGAGGGCTGGAAAGCGTTGCAGCAGTTTTTGATATACGCCTGCACCGGAGAATTAAGGAGTTATAAGCCGACAATGACTTTGCTGGATTTTTATAAAGTATATGCTCCTAGTTCCGATAATAATAATCCCCTTAACTATGCTACTTGCGTGGCAAATGATCTGGGAGTTTCCATTGATACTAAAATATCCGAACTTTATATCCCAGAGGATAACGGAATTATTCCAATCGAAATAGAAGATCAGTTATCCTACGGAGATACCCGATTCGGGAACACAAAATTGAAAATAACGATGTATGGTTGCAAGTTTCTTTGCGTAAAGTATCTGTATGAGAGGAAGATAGGCAGGAAAATATCGGCTGCAGAACTGGACGCCAAACTGCTGGCCGGTGGTTGTTATTCGGGAAACTCAATGCTTGATGACGCCAAGATAGCTAAGACTTTGGGATTTGAATACCTTGGTAAAGAAAAGGATATAGACAAATTTCCTAATTGGTATCCCACGATAAAAGAGGTGGATTTCGCTATCAATGCCGGTTTTCAACAGCATTTTGTTATAAGAGAGAATATAGACGGTCTAAACGTCATTCTTGATCCGTATGGGGGAGATATTAAAAGGATAAATTTTTATGAATTAAAGTGTGGAACGCCCGAATGGGAAAAAGGTGGCTTTTCATACCGCAAATTCAAAATATAAATATGCCAAAACAAATCTCAACATCAGGGGAGGAATTAAAAGAGGGAACATATACCGCCAAACCTAGCTTTGAAAGGTATTACGAGAGAGTAATTGACGTTCAG